CTGTAAATGTCTTATTTGACCGGGAATATAAATATACTTTGGTCGAATTAAAAAGAAATGTAAAAAATTGTATTGATGAAATGATAAAAATATATAACGAGTTTGATAAATATACAAAAGGTTATACCAGGGAAGGAGAGAAAAATAATGAACAAAAAAGGCCATAGTGTAGGCGCGGCAATAGCCTCCGGAATTACATTGTATTATCTAAAAGATACTATAATAGTTGAAACTATAACTATTGGCGGAGTTATTGTTGGTTCGTTCTGGTCGGACCTTGATGCCGAATATAGTTTTATTAAATCAAAGTTACCAATTATTCCAAACATAATAGAATTTATTCAAAAAGTTTTACCAGAAAATAATATTACTTGCCATCGTGGCGCGTTATTCCATTCAATTTGGACCTTAATTCCCTTTGCTATATTTTATAAAGTCCCATTTGTTTTAGGTATGGGAATAGGTATTCTGGGGCATCATATTTTAGATATGACAACGCCTGCCGGGCTAAGATGGCTTTATCCATACAAAGTAAAATTACATGTTTGGAGGAAAATAAAGAAATGATTGATTTAATGAGTAATGAAGGTTTAATTAAGATCATATTAGGTTATACCGGAATAGTAATTTTTATTACTATTTGTGTAAACATCCTAAGGAAGCTAAGAAATAAATTTAAAGTTGGTGATAGAAGATGAATATTAATTTTTATGAATTACTTCTTAAAGAAAATGCGGAAAACAAAAAAGATATAATAATGTTTCAGGCCCTAACTGGTATAAATTTGTTTGATTTTATGGAACTTTACAAGGCCGGCATGATTGAAATTAAAAACATAGAATCATTAAGAGGTATGTTAAATAGAATTGGATTAAATAACACAATTAATGTCTTAAGAACTATTGTTAATGATACAAATGATATTTTAAGGGATTTTAAACATGATAAATAAAAATGGCCCTAATGATGATATAGGGTGGGTAATTGGTGGAATATTTAAATGTTTATATTTTTCATTAGTCGGAATAATAAAAATCATTATTAACCCCATAAAATGTGTTTTAAATCTCATAATTTTAGTTATAATTGGCTTCATCATCTATAAAAGAATTTCAAATCATTGTATTGTTGGCTGGCCTGATGTAATCTTATTAATAGGATTCTTTAAAATATTAGGATATACAGGGGAAAAGGGGAGTTTAGTTAAAAACTAATTCTCCCCTTTTGATTGTTTGAGTTCCAACGCCAAGGACATAGCATCTTTACTCTCCCCATATATTACATTATTCATTTCTAAAAGTAAATATTCGTAATCTACATCATATAAATTTGCAATATATTTTATTTTTTTGATGATTTCAGGTCCATTTCTTGGATAATCATTTAAAATTCTGTTTTCCAAGTTGTAAATAAAAGTAAATGGTAATTCATTAAAAATCTTCTCCTCCATAAGATAAGCCCTCCGCCTTTTTATATAAAATTTCCCAACATGCCGCTAGTAATTCCATGTCTTGACAACTAGTGACTTTAGTAACTTTTAAATTAGTTTTTACCCATTCGATCATTCCCTTTCTGTCGTTCACAAAAACCCATTTTAAAAGGTCAATAATATCATTCTGTATATTTTCTAAAGGGTTATATAAAACATGTCTTTTATGGGCCAATTTATCGCAATCTGAACAAAAAAACTCAATGATTGCATCTTTGTAATTATATAAACAAATCATTTTTCGGCAACCACATTCACAGCGAATATAATTGTAAGTTGGTGTCTTAACCATAATAACCCACCGCCTTTAAATTTAATATATAACTATACAGTCTATTTTCATCGTCTAAAAGGCTTTCTATTTTTAAATTTAATTGTTCATTATTTTTTTTACAAGCCCAGCCAAGAAAATCATTAATTTCCTGGTTAATTCTTTGGTTTTCCTTAAATTCAAGTATTGACAATATTTGGCTTTCATGTTTACATGCAAAGGTTTCTACACTTTGAGTTATATTAAATCGTTCTCCTAAGTATTTACATGCTTCATTAAAATTACAGTGATTCATTTCCATGTAAAAATCTATTACCGATCCACCTTTACAGCAACGAGAATGAGACATATATAAATTAAGTTTAGTATTGATTTGAAAGTGATTTTTGTGTTGGCAAAAGGGGCAATATTCGTATACATAACCCACGTCAACGCGAGTTTTATTAGTATTTACCATGTAATTATTTATCAAGTCGAGTATCTTAACTCTCGACTTGATTTCACCGGCGTTATAAGTTTTATATTTCATGGGCAACCTCCATCTTTTCAACTAGTAATGTTTTCCTTTTGCTTGAAAGTTTATTTCTAACTATCTTGTCTATGGTATCTTTAGTATTTGAAATTAATACAAACATCTTTTTGGCTCTTGTGACGGCCGTATATAATAAGCGGCTATCAGTTATCATATTAAATTCGCTTAGATCACAAACAACTGTCTGAAACTCTGAACCCTGTAATTTATGAATAGTACAACAATAGGCCAGCTGTAAATTTTCTAATTCATCCCAATTCAAATCATATCTTACATGTCTTTCAAGGCCAAAATAATATATAACTATTTGAATATCTTTCTTTTTATCAGAACTTTTATTCAAAAATTCCAGTGCTTCATTTGTTCTTACTCTTTGAAGCATCTCATATCTGTCTATATATTCAATGCAGTCTATACGGCCAAATTCGCCGTTATAAACATCATTCATATAATCATTTTTCGTATTCATAACCTTATCATTAAGGCAAAAATTAGTTTCTTTGGTCCCAATAAAGATCCTGGTATTTTTATTTTTATCTGAGATTTCTTTATTAATTTCATTACAACGCCTGCGGCTACTAGTGCAAATTTGAAATTCATTATATAAAGTGTCTAAGCTTCCTTTATTTGTAAGATCGATTTCTTTTGTTTTTGCGGCCCAGCACTTTAAAATATAATCAGTTGGATTTTTTTGTAATGTGCTGAAAAAATCTTTTGTTTTGATCATATCAAAGCTTTTATTTTCCCTGACTAAGTTTGCCACGTTTAAAATGTTGCTATCTCCTGATTGTCTAAAAGTATTTGTCAATGTGATTACGTTAATTTTCCCGGACTCGATTAAATCTGATTGAACAGCCCCGGCGCCAACACTTGGTAATTGTCCAGGGTCCCCAACTAAAATCAATTTTACATAACTTGTAACACTATTATCCATGGCTTTTAAAACTTTATAAAACAATGTTGTGTCAACCATGGAAAACTCATCAATTATCATACAGTGAGGCCCTTTTTGAAATGATTCATCCTGGCCGGATTCTTCACTATAATAATATCTATGACATGTGATTGCAGTGTGATTAGTTGCCTCTGACATGCGGCGCGCGGCTTTACCCGTTGGGGCAATGCATGTCATTTTATAATTTAATTTTTCCAAGATATAGATAATTGCTTTTATAATTGTAGTTTTGCCAGTGCCAGCGCCGCCGCAAATCATAATTACATTATCAGTAACACCGGAAATAATTGCTTCTTTTTGTTTATCATGTAACCTTATCTTGTTTTTTTGCTCATATTCTCTGAGTAAAATATCAATGTTTCTTTTTTCATATTCTGAAATTTTATCTAAATTGGAAATAAGTTTTAAATAAGTTGGGATATTTTTCTCAGCTTCATTCATTAATTTAGTTTGGATTTTGCCATTTTCGTTTATAACCTTGGCATCATCACAATTGATAAAATCATTAACATTTTCAATTCCTAAGTTATAGCCGCTAATTTCATTGATAAATGTGTCAAGTTGAACATAAGTTGAACCAAAACCAGTGATTTTATTTGTTATTTGTTCAGTTAGGTATAAAATTCTTGATCTTAAATTTTTTGGACATTTAAATTTTTCCTGAGCCAAAAAATCAACTTTTTTAAAATTCATTTCTAAATCTTCGATCAAAGTTTCATAAGGATCGGCTTTAAATTGATCGACTGTTATGTTTTTTTCTGTTAAAAATCCTACTAATTTATGGATTTTTTTATTAGAAATACTTTGCCCAGCCAAAGAAATTACTTGACGTAAAATTTCATTATTTTTCAAGAAGTTTAGGCCCTCGAATATTTTTTCTATTGTGGCCGGTCCTACTCCCTTTATTTTTGGGCAATTTTTTGAATAGAAAATTTTTAAATCATGATTAGGTATTCCGTCCAATACTTTTTTTGCTGTATTGTCTTTTATTCCCTTAATTGAACATAAAAGATTTAATTTACTATCATATGATTCAGTGTCAAACTTTTCATATGAAGCTTTAAATGATTGTTTTCCACGATATGAACCCATAACGCCGACTAATGTAGTAACGCCGGGCCTTAAAAAGAATCCATTACAATTGATTGTAATTTCCTGGCCGGCTAATTCACCGACATAAACAGTATAATCATCCTTTGAGTAAATTTCTTTCCAGATATCAATTTTAATTTCCATTTCCTTATAAGTATTATTCATATTGGCCTCCCCAAAAATTTTATTTAAATTTGTCTTGCTTATGTATATAGTATATTATATAATATGTACATAGTCAATAGTTAATTAATTATTTTTTAAGGAGGTAACTTATATGTTAATTAAAAAAATAGTAAAAAGAGGAACAAGCAATTTTATTTTATTGCCGTCTGACATAATGGATATGCTAAATTTAACTTTAGGTGATGAAGTAAGTATTAATGTTGAAAATGGTAAAATAATACTGACACCAATTGAAAAAAATGTCAATTTGCCTGTGGAAAAAGATGTGGATTAATCTGTGGATAATGTTGATTAAATATTTGTAAAAAAAGAATTATAATAAAAAAATAGCTCGTCATAAAAAAATGACTTGCTAAATTTACTTCTTAGGGGGGATTATATGCCAAAATTAACAAAAAATCAAGACTGGTTTTTGGAGGTGAAAAATAACATCAGGCTTGAAAATAATGAAAGTTTTTTCAAGGGCGAAATTCCCGCTCCTGATGGGACTAAAAAAGCCATGCGTTATGGAACAGGCGAGGGTAAAACCTATAACGCCGCCTATTTTGCTTTGTATAATCTATTTTATACAGATAAAAAAATAGTTATTTCCACAACGAAAAATGAAAATGTTGAGGATCTTCTTACTGAAATCTTTGACATTTTAAAGGCCAATACTTCAAAAACTGAACCACTGGCCCAATTTTTAGGTGATGGAATTAAAAAAAGTGTTGGCAAACAGTTGTTAAAAAAGTTAGGTATCAATAAAATGGTTAGTTACAATCAAATAGCTAAGGATTTACTTGAATCTGCACGGGTAATTATTACAAATCATTCTTATTTTTACCCAAATGGCCATAGTTCATATTATTTTAAGAACATCTTAAAGTTAATGGAAGTCATCCGGGCCGATGATATCTTTATTATTGACGAGGCCGACGAGTTTGAAAAAATGGCAGAAACTAGCATACAATTAAACGACTTTTTGAAAACTGTAAAAAGTAGCACAGACAATATTTTAAGACCAGCTAAAAACTGCTTTTCGAGCCGGGATAAAGATGTTTACATTAAAAACGCTGATGAATATCGTTATGAATTACCAGTTGAAAATTCAAACATTCGCTTTACTAAAGAAGGGGATTTTGATACTCCGACATATGTATTAGACCAAACAAGTAATAATTTAAATCTGGACCAGCTAATAAATGAGTTCTATTTTGAAAAACATACCTTTGAAGATATTGGCCGCCGGATAGGTTTTATGATTGATGCTTATGACAATAAATACAAGTTGCTAAGAGTTTACAAAGGCGAATACCTGGTTGGAAATAATATTAACCACTATAACATTGAAACTAATGATATTTTAAGGTTAATTCAAAATTCAATCGGAGCAACTAAAGTTGAGCAAGTTATCCGGTTATTAGATCCGGTCAGTGAAGAATCAATCATTGATTTTGATACCAGAGAAGAATTTGTAAAGTGGTGTCAAAAAAATATGACTATCCAGCAATATGATAAAATGCTGAAAAAGTTAATGAATGAGGCTCAGTTACTTTATAAGAGATTTTTAACAGTTAAAAGAAAATCAATCTTAGATACTTCCAAATGTAGCAATGTGTATTATATCACGGCAACGCCATATAACTTAACTCAATTAGACTATATAGTAGAAAATGGAAAATCAAAGAAGGTTAACACAATCGAAAATATTGATATGTTCTTTATAAATAGGGATATATCAGTTGACAACTTAGTTATCAACTTGGCGACTGAATGTTTGCTTAATTATAAAGATGATATCAATTGTTTGGCCTTTGCGGCTGAGAAAAGAAATGTTGAGAAATTAATTAAATCCAAAAAATATCTTTACAAAGATAAGAAGTATTCTGGTATAAAGGTAAAAACTTCGATTAATGATGATTCACTGGTTGACTATAAAGGAATAACCGCAGTATTAGGCGAGGCCGATAACTATGAATATATCAAAGATTATTCGTATATAACATATTTAAATAGTCCAGAGGCCACCGGGAAAAATTACAAAGTAAGTAACTTATGTTTAATTAATACCCAGCCGGAAATTAACGCTTTAGGCCGTCAATTGATTACAAAAGAATATGCCAAATTTATTGACATTGAAGATTCAAGTTTTAGGACCATTCTGCAAGCTTGTGGCCGTATAGAAAGAGCCGACAAGGAAAAATATAAGGCAATTATATTTATTGGGAAAAATGAAAGTATTATAGAGAAATACATTATAGAAAAAAAAGGAAATGGCATTAACTATAATTTTATGAGTGACAAGACCATTGCACTTGGTGAAAAACACCTTAAAAATAAAATTATAAAAGTTTTTGACCATATCAGGGTTAATCTTACCAGTGATTTTGAGGAAATTCAACTAAGTTTTGAAGATAACCGAAAAAAACACAATAAATCCGAAATAATTCAATACTTTAATAATTTGATAGCTAATGAAATAGATTCCAAGGAAGCTAAGAAACAAACTATTTATAAATTCGGTGTTGCTAGAAATTTATTAAATCAATATATTAAGGGCCAATAATAAGGCCCTTTTTTTATAGTGATCTTTTAGTGTCCAAAAGTGTCCAAAATTTTTAAATTGGGAAAAATTGAGAGCAGTAATTGAGAGAGTCTAATATATATATGGAACTCTCTCAATTACTGCTCTCAAATATTACCAAATAAATGTAAATATAAATGGAAGTTATTTATGAGAGAGTTCCATTACTCATGGAGGTCTCTCACGTTTTATTAACATTTGTATACTTTTTTCTTCCAGTATAATTTCCAATTTTTTATTAAAATTTAGGTGTTAGATCCAACCAGAAAGAAATGATCAAAAATGTTATCTTTCTGGTTGGATTTCTTGCTAAATTAAAGGGTTTATAATAAAATATCGTTGATGATGTTAAAGGTTCTTTTTTAAATATGATTTTGGGTATAAGAAAAATAAAAGGTTACCACTTACCTTTTATTTTTTGTTATAATGACAGTAGGTAGATACCTTATGGATTATAGGTTGTATTTGGAAAACTTTGGGAAATTCTAAGAATAAACTTCCTAAAAAAATTAATTGTTTTGAGAAGATATAAAGCATTTAGGCCGCCCGACGCCTAGATGTTTTATGTTATAATCAAATTGTTGATTCTTTTTTTATTCATGTACGTAAAATCGGAAAATCTTTTGTGTACATTTTTTATATACATATTGTTACATAATTCCCTAATATTGTTTATTAATAGGGAGTTATTTTTTATATGTCATTTTGGCATATTGTGTTATATAATTAGGCTAAAATGATAAAAGGGGAGTAAATAGATGATAAAGAAAATATTAGTAGTAACTTTAATTTTATGTGTAATTTTCTTGATGGGAAGTGTTGTATTGGCCGGCGGTTCCGGTAGCGGTAGTTTAGATGAGTATGGCGGCCATTTTATCAAGGCCGATGGCTTAGCTGTGGCCTATCATTACTATAAAGGGGATTATGTTGGCTATGAAATTAGTTTTACTAATCCGGTAAAATGGGAATGTAGATTGAAAATTAAAAGACCTTTAGATCCTAATGATAACACTTTAGGAACATGGACCAAAAATGGTTGTAGTTTGTCGCCAAGTGCAAGTATATCACCAAGTGCAAGTATATCACCAAGCGCAAGCACTTCACCGGAAGAAAGCAATTCTCCGGAAGTTTCAAGCAGTCCGGAAAATACGCCAGGGCAAAATTCGCCGGAGGCCACTGTTAACCCTACATCTACAAATCAAAATACATTGCCAAAAACTGGGGAATCTAGCAGCGCTTTAATTTATTTAGGAATTGCTGTTTTACTGGCTGGAGTGACTTTCGCAATTATATTTAGAAAAAAATTATTTAACTAGGAGATTGATAAATGAAAAATTATATAGGTAGTAAGATTATACAGGCAGAATTATCAACATTAGATTGCTATAAGCGAATGAAATATGGTCCTTTAGCCGTTGTTAATTTAGATGATACATCAATTGAGGGATATATAGTAAACTACCCACCAATTGGTGGCGACTTTAAACCTTATATATCATGGAGCCCAAAAGATGTATTCGAAAAATGTTATAGGGAAATTGAAGATGCTGAAAAATCTCTAATTAATGGATTTTGGGGCTAAGAAATCACCCTTAAAAATAAAGGCTTTTAACCCAGTAAAACAGGGCCTTTATTTTTTTACGCTCATTTCTAGACAATAGAAAAATTCTTATGAATAAATGGTTGTTAAACTAAAATAAAATGTCTGTAAAACATCGTAGTCAAAAAATACCTCTCAAAGCCGCGTTATTAGCGGATTTCTTAGCTTCCTTCTAGCCCAGTAATAACGCGGCTTTCAGATTTAACTAAAAAATGATTTCAAAATAGGTATAAAATTTCGAGGCTGAAAATAAATACTTAAAAAATAAGTTGACAACTTATAAAATAAGTTATATAATTAGAATGTAAGTTAAATAATTAATTTTTTGGGGAGGCCAATAATATGAAAAAAGTAACATTTAGTAAATTAATCGAAAAGAAGTTTGTAAGAGATTGTTTGACCAATGAAAGAGAATTAAATTATCCTTTGGGATATAGGGGCGTTGTTATAACTGTTAAAAATTCCGATGATGGCAAAGGGTTATTGTTAAGCCTAGAAAGATATTTAAATGAATATGATCTAATTGATTTTACAGAGTATGATGCTAGTTTATCAACATGGGACAATAAAGCGGAAATAACTTTCGTGGTTAATGAAGATCATTTAGATGTTTTTTTTGAAGTTTATGACGAGTTCAAAATAAATCACAAATCAATAATTGAAAGATTCATCAAAGAAAATGAAGATTGCCAAGACGATACCGAAATAAAATTGACTCCAGTAATTAGAGTTAACACCCATAAAGAATATGAAGCGGCTAAAAGGGAATTAAAGGCCGAATTTGATAAAGTGATTATTAATAACCATGATTACCAAAGGGAAATTTTAGAAGTATCAAAAAAATATAATGAAATGATTTCCGATATACATAATGTTTTGTTCCTTGCCCATATAAATCAATTATCTCCTGAGTGGGTTCAATGTTGGATACATCACAAAGAAAAATGGGATTATTCGGACCTAATTATCAAATGGGCAAGAATGGCCGAAACTGGTAAATATATGTTGTCTAAAATGTTGATATTTGAATATTGAGGCGGCCTGAGGGCCTCTCAAAAAAATAATAAATACTTAAAAAATAAGTTGACAAATTATAAAATAAGTGCTATACTTATATTATAGTCAATAAACAATATTTTAAGCGGGAGGCGCGTATAATGGCTAAAATGATGACAGTGAAACAAGCTCAGTTATTAAAGGAAATGTATGAGGTTATGGATTTTGGAATGGATTTTGGTAAAATAGGCAAAAAATCCAAATATTACGCTTGGGAAGCAAGTCAATTAATCAGTTTAAATCAAGACATTTATTATTTAATCACAAGTGAGGGGCAATGTACATTTAGGCAATATCGCAAATTATGGGTTTTAGCTGGTAGACAACCAAAATTAGAAAGACATATGATTACTTACAGGCAAGCACAAAAATGGATTGAAGAGTATTCTAAAAAAAAATTAGCGGTGTAAAATCCGCTTGACATAAATATTACTTACAGGAAGGAGAATTTCCCAAATGGCAAAAAGAGACGAAAACATCAGAACATCAGACGGTAAGAAAGACACCAACGACAACAAAAGACTAGACAACCAAAGTAAAAAAGAAAAACCGGAAAATGGCTCTAAATGGACCTAATTAACAAGACATAAAAAGGCTGGCGACTTGCCTAAAGTCGCAACTATCTATATCTAAAAAGTATCTACTAGGCCGGCGGCCACCTTAACGGCCGCAATTATTTTTTTCAGGAGGATTTTACAATGGTTATACATTTGGAACTTAATGACAAGGATTTAGAAAATTTAAACAGCCAAGAAGTTAAGTATTTTTTGGGAGTAATAGATAAAGACAATATAAAAACTACTGAGGACGTGACTATGAGGGTAACTAATATCATTAAAAAAGTTTGGGAATTGGCCGACGCTAAAAATCAATTAGATCATTTGGAATATGGTGGGGTTGATAATTGGTCTAATTATAGCCAATATGATCCTTATGAAGATTACGACGACGACGATTAAATATAAAAACAATATACCACTTAAAAAATAAGTTGACATATTATTTTTTAAGTGGTATACTTATATTATAAACAGTTAATTTATGGAGGAGGAAAAAATAATGGGGTGTAGATTTTATAATTATAACTACAAAGGAAATAACGTAAAACTGAAAAGGCAATATATGTGTAATAGTTGTCCTCATGTTGATAATTACAAGGGTTATTGTAATTACTTTGAAAAGGCTTTAGATTTGTTTTTTTACATGGGCCAAGAACTAAAAGTATTTGAATTAATATTGAATGACAAAGTTGTTGATACTGGCTTATTCCTTAATATGGAACAAGCTAAATATTGTTTAACAAATGAATACCCGGATTTATCTGATGGCTTTTATACATTGGTTAATAAAGAAACCGGCGAGCAGTCTTCCTTGCAAATAAAACAATTTGATTTTGAATTGCTAGAAGGTGACGAATTAGTTGATTTTGATAATTTAGATATGGCTATGTTAGAGGTAAAAATTGAGCCACAAAAATCATGTTATATGTGTAAGAGCAATGTTAAAGGTTTTTGCTTTTATTTTGGTGGCAGGCCATTAACTGAGGCTAAAAAATTATGTTTTAAGGGGTGTGGAAAAAATGAAAAGAATAAAACTTAAACTTGATAGTGAATATTTTAGGCACTTAATGAAAGGGGCTCCATTTACAGGCAAAGAAACAAACATAAAATTAAAAACTGAGGACTTGGCCAAGATACTTGGAGTTAGTAGGCCCCAAATGGATAGCAAAATAAAAAAAGGCTCATTCGATATTTATGATGCTAAAGTTCTTGAGGACGTTTTTAAAAGGCCATTTGATGAAATATTTAAATTTATTAAGGAGGATTAATGGGATGAAACTCAGTAATAAAGTTGATTGTCTAAATAATTTAAGAAGATATAGAATTTTCGCAAATGAAACCCAGGAACATGTAGCTGATATATTAAAAATATCAGTGAACAACTATCGAAAAATCGAAGTAAACCATAGATATCCTAGGGCCGATATAAGGCGAAGAATTACAGAACATTTTAATGTGAGTGAATATCAAATGTTTTATCAAATAATAGAACGGCCGAATAACTTAGTTAGTTCTGGCCGGGCGGAGGTATAAGATGGGACGATTATTTACAGTCGTGGGATTGCCTTATTATGATTACAATGATAATAAGGACCATATTAAAAAAGGTGATTATATCACCTTGAAAAAGGACCCGGAAAATAAATTCGATAAAAATGCGGTAATGGCTTATTACAAAAATCTACCAATTAAAATTGGATATATTAGCCAGCAAGAAAACGAATATTTGTTTGATAACTTTGACGATTTAAATCATATTACATATACAATATATTCCTTTTATAAAAATGTAATACTTATTGAAGAACATATAAGAACTAAAGAATTAATTGATTTTCCTGAGTATAAATTTTTTAGTTATGTAAAGAGCCTATTATTTAAATTGATTAGAAAATAAGTTGACAAATTATAAAATAAGTGATATACTTATATTATAATTAATTTTTATTACGGGAGGCGTAAACACTATGGCAGAAAATTTAGGATTTAATAAGAGAATACAATTATGTAAGAAAGAAGTATTTACTAATGTTACTGAGTCGGGCGAGTTAGACAATATAAAAGGCACTGATAAAACAGGATTTTATAATTTAGCAACTATCTATAAGTTTTTACATCCAGCTTTAGATAAGTATGATTTAGATTTAGAAATGGAAATGGAACCCGGTCAAATGAGGGCCGCATGGATTGATTGCAATGGCGATACGGAAAAAAAGAGAATAATCGGCATTGACTTTCATGGGGTTAAAGATGTTGAAAGACTTCCATTGATGGCTAATATAGTACAATCGGAGGGGGCTGTTAAAACATATTTGAGGCGTTATGCTTTGACTTTTGTTCTTGGTTTACCATCAACCGACATGATAGATACTCAGGACCAAAAACAACCAGGTAAAAATAATAATCAGTCCGGGCAAAACTCACAAAACAAAACCCAGTCACCAAGCCAACAAGAAAAGCCGTCGGTTTTAGCTAATGATAAACAATTAAAGGCCATGTTTACATTGATGAATATCAAGGGTGTAACTAAGGAAAAAATGAAGGCAAGTATTAAAAAGCAATATGGAATTGACTCAAGTAAGCAATTGAATATTAAACAATATAATGACATAATGAAGTATTTTAAAGGGTTACCAGATAAGCCAAAGGAAGCTAAGAAAGGCGAAACTACAACACAATCAGAGTCTGAAAAAATTCAAAGGTAGCCCATTCGGGCGCCCTTTGATCTTGTTTATTTTAGAACATTAAAACAAATGACAAATAAATACTATTGGAGGATAGTTTTATGGTAGTTATTGATTTAGAAAAAGATGAAGTTAGTAAATTTTTGAAAGCAAGTGAAGCCCAGGAACTAGAAGACTTAATAAAAGATGAAACAAATATTTTATTAAGTAAAATGTTTTTTATCAATGAAAAAGACATTAATGTAAGCGCAAAAGTTTTTAAAAATGATGATAGTTGTAATTTTGATTCTTTCGAAGTTTTTGCAACAACCGCAAAAGTATCATTAAATGACTACAAGGCCCAATTAAGAAAAGAACTAAACAAACATGTTAAACTACCAGCAAAGGAGATTGAAAACAATGAGAAAGTTTAAATTTAGACATTTAGAGGCTTTTTGCCTGATGATTTACAAGTGTGAGAGTTGTAACGCTATAGAAATCTTATGGAATTCTAGGGATGGGGTTACGCCTTTTACAATTAGTTGCCGTCAATGTCGTGGAATGGCAAGCCATAATTATTGGGCAATGGATATCAGAATCCCAGAATACAAGCCATTTGAGGGGCAGAGAATTTTTGTTGACAGTGAGCATGAAATTCCAACAATGTTTGACTCATCAATAACCGACACAATTAACCCGGCGGATCTAATAGTTGAGTATGAACCAAAGACGATTATTTTTAAAGAGGAGATTAAAAAAGAATGATACTATTTATGATTTTAATTGTGTATATTTTGGTTGGGATAATAATTGAGACTAAATTTAGTTTTAGTGATAGATTTTGGTTATTGTATGTCTGGCTATTAGTTGTAATTAGTATTATGACGGTGATTGATTGGTTAAGTATAGTATTTTAGGAGGTGTTTAGGGAATGGCGAATATTTTAAGATTTGAAGAATGGCTTAAAAAAATTACTATAATTATAGATACCAGAGAAAAGAAAAATGACCATATTGTAAAAGTTTTTAATAAAATGAATATCAAGTATGAAAATAAAAAGTTAGAGTCTTGCGATTATGCATTTAAGTATAATTACTATGATTCTAATGAAATATCCAAATGTATTATTGAGCGGAAAAATTCACTTGATGAATTGTCCCAAAATTTTACTAAAAATCGGGCAAGATTTAAAAAAGAATTTGAAAAACTTTCTGAGGATAATTGTATTCACTTAGTAATTGAAAATAATACCCTCGATGATCTAATAAAGGGTAATTATTCAAGCAGTATAAATCGAAATAGCTTTATAGCCAGTTTATTGTCATTTGAATTACGCTATAATATAAAAGTCCACTTTATATCAAGTAATTATACTGCTTTTTGGATAGCTAAATTGTTTTATTATTATTATTACGCAAGTAAAAAAAGGCTTGAATATAAAAGTAATGACTTTCTAGTTTATTGTATGGCTGAGGGCCAATAAATAATTTGGTCTTAATCTCTTATTTTAGGGGGGTTAAGACCTTGTTATTAAGTAAGGAGGATTTTATGGAGGATGAATTTAAACCAAGAATAATGACATTAGATGATTATCATTTTAATTTAGAACGTATTTTAAATATTTCAATCTATGATCCAGAAACCAAGGAATTTATTTTTGAAAAAAATGATCATGATTTTGATACTGTTATAAAGCAATTTGATTTTGTTGATGCCGTTTTTAAGGGTATTGGTGATTTACATATTGAATTAGAAACTCAACATTATTATGTACACTGTGAAAAAATAAAAGTAATCTTATTTGAAAGTTAAAATTGAAAGGGGAAAAATAAAAATGGAAATTAGTTGCAAATCAATTGAATTAAAAATTGATGAAGAATTTAAGAAATTAATACCACCATTAACTGCAGAGGAAAAGACACAATTAGAAAACAATATTTTAGATAATGGGTTATTGGCCCCAATATTATTATGGAATGGAATTATAATTGATGGGCATAATAGATATGAGATACTTCAAAAAAATTCTATTGAATTAACTGAAAAAGATATATTTGATATGAAAGATATCTTGAAAGATCGGGAGGCCGTTGTTGAGTGGATTCTTAAGAATCAAATGGGCCGCCGTAATTTGAATAATGACCAAATGGCTATTATTAGAGGAAAATTGTATTTACTTTATAAGAGACAAGGCCGCCGGACTGACTTAGAAAATGAGACTTCTAATCAAACCGAGGGAAAGTCTGAAACTAAGAAGGAAAAACAAGAAACGGCCGTAAAAATAGGGGAGCAGTTTGGCGTATCTAAGGCTACTATTGAAAGAAATGCTAAATTTGTTAAAGAGGCGCCACCGGAAATAATACAAAAAGTTCAGGACGGCGAATTGTCTATGTTAAAAGCCAAAAATGAAATCAGGACCCAAAAACAAAATGAAAAAATCGAAGAGGCCCAAAAAATAGACTTACCAAGTGATATAAAAATATTGGCCGGTGATGTAATGGAACAATTGACAACAATTGAAAATGAATCAATTGACATGTTATTAACCGATCCACCATATTATATTTTAGGGGATCAGGAGTGGGATCAATTTGTCGATAAGCAATCTTATTTTAGATTTATTTCTTCCTGGTTGGAATTGGTCACCAAGAAAATAAAAAGAACCGGCCGCATATATATATCATTCGCTCATGATTATATGTTTGATATTTATCAAATTTTCAAAGAGAATAATTTTTATGGATTTACATTTGGAAATGTTCTCATATGGAATATGAAAAACAATGTAAAACCATTTGACAAAAAGCGTTATAGGATAAGTTATGAACCAATATTTTATTTATATGGACCAGAGGCCAGCGAAATGAATTTTGATGATAACCCAAAAGTATTACCTTTTGGCGTTCATGACATTGCGGTTCCTCAAAGCAACTTTGAGGAGGGTAAATTCCATCCATGCCAAAAACCTTTGGAACTTTATAGGCGTCTTATTCAATCGGGATCTGAATCTGGTGATTTAATAATTGATTGTTTTGCCGGTTCCGGGACAACTGGCGTTGCTTGTAAAGAATTGAATAGATCGGCAATACTTATTGAAAAAAGTGAAGATTATATAAAGATTGCTAAAGGTCGTATAAATTCCGTTATATAACAATTGTAAAATATGCCTTTGTAACATATAATTTAAATATATTGTTACAAAGGCGGTTTTTTATGATTGAAGATAAACGTTATAGTATGATTTTAACTAAAGAAATGATTTTAAAATTAGAAAAAATCAAAAAAGAAAAAGGGTTTAAACATAGGTCTGATGCGATATTGTATTTAATAAATATTGCTTTAGATTTTTTAATAAAATAATAATTAATTTTTGAAAGGATGATTTAAATGAAGTATAGTGAATTGAGGGACATTATTAACAATCTAAGCGGACTTTATAATGATAAAAGAGTCGGGCCAATGATAAAAATGTCTTTGTTAAAGTATATGAGGGAGCTAACTAAAGAGTCTCAAGATTTGGCAATAGTTATAAATAAGATTTATCTTGAATATGCTTTAAAAGATGAACAGGGTAATGTAATAACCCACCCATTTAAAATGGATTACGCTATTGAACACACATTCAAAGATGAAGAAAAGACTATTATTCTTATTCCTGTAACTAATCATAAAGAACAGTATGCAATTGAAATGAATTTTAATGATTATCAAGTTGCTCATTCTAGCGCTTGTAATTTTATGGAAAATGAATTTCAACCAGTAAATCAATTTAAGCTGAATATTGACGATGCTATTAAATATAATTTGTCGGCGAAAGAAATTGATTATTTAGAGACAGTTAATATAATTTACGATAGTGATAACAAAAAAATTATTATGCCTAAAATAATAAAATAACGAATTAAGAAAGGGGTTTGATTATGTCTAAGGAAGAAATTAAGGAAATCGAAGTTAAGGAAGCTAAGAAACCAACTAGAATTATAAATTTAGGGTATGTTAATGCTGAGGAAACTATAATTGTGAATACAGATGATTCAAGAATAAGCAAAGTTGTTATAAATGGGGCGGCTTTTGAAATTGAAGTTATCTATGACGAGGGCCGCGGAATGTATAGGGCCGCTTTTATTCAAGAAGGTTCCCGGACTAGCTTATCATTCTTCAATAATAAATTAGTTGCTTATAAATCGGCGTTACTCTCTGTTTGTTCTATGGTCGGGCTTACATTGAAAAATATAAATGTTACTTTGTAAGAAGGTGATTTAGTGAAGTATGTAAAAAGGTTAAAAAACAAAATTGTTTTATTCTCTACACTTGGAAACATCATTGCAATTTTAACTTTGTTAGGTGTAATTGATAACGTTAAGGCCGATACATGGACCAAGGTTATTGGTCTAGCTATTTCGATTTTAATTCAAGTGGGAATAGTCAATGATTCGGGGGAATAGTGATGGATAATGTAATTACCCTATATGAGATTACAGCCCAGGAAGAAATTTTTTGTCAATTCTATCTGCAGACTGTATCGGCCGGGAGAAGCGCTTTTTATGCCGGGTTTCTTAATAATATTAAAGAAAATGTCGATAGTTATGACGATCTTAAATTAAGACAGCAAAAAGATCTTTCTACGATGGGCAATAAAACATTAAAAAAACCAGCTGTTAAAAGGCGTATATCTGAATTGGCAGAAGAAAAAACTAAGGAATATAAATGCGCCGAATTAGACGAATTATTGTTATATCTTACCACTGTAATAAGAAAGAGCAAAGAAAATTTTCAGAATGTAACAATGATTAATTCTGCTCTGAGGGCAATCGAATTAATGTTGAAAAGGTATCCAGAATTTCAAAAAGGTGTTAATAACGAAGCTGAGAAATATAATTTTTCACGATTTAGCAAGGAGGGAACATAATGTATAGTGTAGGTGTAGATGATGGCCATGGATATAATACGCCGGGGAAAAGAACGCCAAATAACTATCCAGAAAATGAATTTAATCATTATACAAAAGAATTTTTAATTAAGGCCTTAACAAGATGCGGAATTAAACCAATCGATTGTTCACCAACTAGAGAAGATAACAGCCTATCAGATAGGTGTAAAATTGCTAATTATGCCAGTTGTGATTTATTTGTATCAATACATTACAATGCTTTAGGTAATACATGGCGTGATGATATCGGTGGAATTGAAACATATTACTGGAGTGGTCCTAATAACGAAGCTGGGAAAAAGTTTGCGACTTTAATTCACAATAATTTAATTCAAGGAACCCCATTAATAAACCGCGGCGTTAAATCGGCGGATTTTTATGTTTTGAGAGAAACAAACATGATAGCCGCTTTATGTGAATGCGGTTTTATGGATAACCCTAAAGAAGCGGCCTTAATGGATTCAGTGGATTATCGTCGGGAATGTTCTGAGGAAATATGCAAAGGGATATGTCAATATTTAGGGGTTAATTATGTCGCTGAGTTACCACCCCAACCAGTAAAAAGTGATCGTGATGTTGCTATTGAGCGAATGAGACAAGTTAGTAAATGGGCCGATAAATATATAGTTCATTTTGACCAATTACAAAAAAATAATTTAAATGTTTACGGCCTAATAAATAAATTATGGAATCATAAATGAATGAGGTGAAAACATGGAGATACCCGATAATTGTTATATGGATAATTCAGAATGTGTCGAACCGGCTAAAATGTCCGAATTAGATAAATATAGAGAGGAATTGCATTTAACCAGGAAACAAAATGAAGAATTGCTCCACCAAAACAAATTATTGTCGCAAAGAATAAATGATTTAAACCAAAAATTAGATATACTTAGATATGTCTTAAAAATTTATTGAGGTAAAGATGAAATATTATTATGATTGTACTAATGGTGTAGATACTGACTGGGGCGAATATATCCCTAATCATGTAATTTATGACGAGGTGTAAAATGAATAATTTTACTATAGGAGATATGTATACAATTATTGTAAGTTCTATAGCCATAATTCTTGGCATTGTATCTCTTATAAAAATGACTAATAAAAAATGAGGTAATGAAATGCAGGCTAATATAATAAATTACTATAAAAAAATTACAGACTTAGCAATTAAAAATATTGCTCAGGAGAAGCAATTTAGATTTAGATCGAAATTAAATAGTTCGGTCCTAATTTTGCAATCTGAGGATTTCTTAATTAAGCAATTTAAAAAGGCGTCCGGTGGTGGCCCTTTGTCTGATGAAGCTAAGAAATTAATAGCTGATTACAAAACATCTATAAAACGAATAAATATATTAGCCTCAAAATCTTATGATAGTACGCTGGCAAAACTTAAAAAGGCCAAGACTGATGACGAAAAGTTAAAAATATTGCATAATCTGGCTGGGAAAGGTTTTGCCGGCTTTAAAACCAAGGACGGTAAAATTTGGAACATAGAAACTTATACCAATATGTTATTTACATATATGTCAAATGAAATGGTTAGGCAGGGTGTAATGAGTCTTATTAATAATGATAAGTATAAAATATCTGATGGCCACACAATATGCGATATATGTAAATTGTATGAAGGTAAAACATTAACCAGGGAAGAATTAGAAAGGGCCAAATCAAATGGTCTATTTCATCCTAATTGTGTTCATTTTATAATCGAGGTGAAAGATGAATAATATAAAAAAATTAATGGTTGCTCCTATTAGGACCGAAACCGAAACAAGGAAGTTAAAAAGAAAAAAAATCGTAGACAAATATTTTAAGAAGGAGAAAAAGAAATGATTATACCTGATGATGATAGTAATATAATTATTGAATATCCAAATGGTTCAAAGGCAATTTTAGGGAAAGTAACTTCAAAAAATGAATTTGGTCAAGATTATCCAAGTGAAGCAATCTCAGGAAAATTATTTTTAGTTAATGAATTTGCTGAGGCTTTTAAAGTTATAGCTAATGAATTTAGAAATAATCAGGACCCTGGGAGCGTTTTTTATGTTTGGCAATCAATGTTGTCATGTGTTATTTATGACATGTCTAAATGTAAAATTGATATGGAATTATGTAATGAAATGGCAATAAAATTTTTAAAGAGGTTAGCAGAATAAATGCCTGATGTTTGCTTAGAAAAAGTAATTTCCCCTTCTTTTGTTCCTTTAATTAATCCTATTCTTGATTGTCAGGTTGACGAGGTAGTTTTAACCGGTGGCCGTGGCTCTACAAAATCGTCGTTTTACTCTGAAATAGTTTTATATGGTATGTTAGAAGATTGGAAAGTTAGGGGGGAAATTACTCACGCCGTATGTATTAGAAAAGTCGCTAATACGCTCCACAATTCTATTTATAATCAATTTAAATGGGGGCAATATATATTGGGAATAGACAAAGATTTCCATAATACCGCGTCGCCAATGAAAATGACTTTCAAACCATCCGGCCAAGAAATACTATATTTTGGTTGTGATGACCCTCTAAAGATTAAATCGACAATATTACCACAAGGCTATATTAAATATATCATTTTTGAAGAATTTGACCAGTTCGACGGAATGAGGGAAATTAGGAGCGTTATCCAATCATTGGCTAGAGGTGAAAAATCATTAATCTTTTTTATTTTTAATCCACCCCCAGAACATGACCATTGGGCAAATATTGAGGCCGATGCTGTAAAGGAGGGGCGGTTAAGATTACATACAGATTATACAAAAGTTGATCCAAAATGGTTAGGTCCTAAATTTATGAAAGAAGCTGAATATTTAAAAACCGCTAATTTTATAGCTTATCAAAACGAATATATGGGAATTGTTACCGGGGTAGGTGGTAATATATTCAAAAATGTTATTAATAAGCCTTTTTCAGATTTGGAATGTATGGAGTTTGAAAAAGTCAGACAAGGTCTTGATTTTGGTTTTGCCCTCCATCCTGCGGCTTGGGTAAAACTTAATTACAATGGGGCCAGAAATTCAATAGATATCTTCGATCAAGTGTTTGGAATTGGAATTTCTAATATTAAACTGGCTGAGGAAATTAATAATCGGGCTAATTTATTCGTGGCGACTAAGGCCGATTGTGAGGAACCGCGCGCAATTGATGCCCTTATAAATACATATGGCTGTAATTTAATTAAATGTAAAAAAGGCAAAGATTCGGTTCATTGGGGGATAAGATATCTTCAAGATATGTCTGCCATAAATATTGACAAATCTCGATGCCCTGATGTTTATAGACAATTTAAATTTTACAATTATAAGAAAAATAAACAAGGTGATTTTATTAAAGAATACCCAGACATTGAAGATGATTCAATTGATGCAACAAGATATAGTTTAGATGATATAATTATGGCTAAAGGTTGGAGAGTTCCAAAAAAGAAAGTATAATATAAAAAAGGGGTGATATTTTTGACAGGTGATGAAATATTTAAAATAATTACTAATTGGACCAGTTCAGATTTATATAAAAGAATGGCCGATGGCCTAAGATATTATAAATGCGGAAATGATGTTTTGAAAAGGAAATTTTATTATTATAAATATGGTGAAAAAGTCATTGATACCTATAGGGCAAATGTAAAAATAGTTGATGATTTCTTAAAGATCATTATTGATCAAAAAGTAAGTTATTGTTTGGCCAAAGATGTAATAATTGATAATGTTAAGGATCTTCCATTCGATATCAACGACGAGATTGATTACGTGGCAGAAGATGCCAGCCAGAAAAGCCGCAGTTGGTGTTTTGTTTGGATTGATGAGGCTGGATTATTTAGGCAAAAACAAATAAATTCAGAAATAGTTATACCCCTTTACGATGGAAGTATAGAGGAAAAAATGACTGGTTTAATTCGGACCTATTCCCTTAATGATGAAGATTTCGCAGAATATTGGGAAGATAATTATAAAACTTTGTACAAGAAAGACGGCTCCAAGTATATAGAAGTATCTAAGGTAACCCATCTCGATAATAATGTTGGCTGGGGTAAAATTCCCTTTATTCGTTTATTAAATAACCGTTATGAAATGACAGATTTAGACAATATAAAAAGTTTGATTGATGCCTATGATTACACTATATCAGACTTTGCAAACAATTTTATTGATTTTCAGGAGGTCATTTACAAGTTAGTTAATTATGCCGAAAGTTTGAAAGATGAACAATCTTTATCTGAATTAGTTGATTTTCTTAAGAAATATAAAATCGTCAGTGTTGATGAAAACGGCGACTTTGACGTTTTAGTTAATGAAGTACCCAGCGAGGCCCGGAGCCTATTTCTTGAAATCTTAAGAAAAAACATTTATCAAATGTCTCATAGTGTCGATACTGAAAAATTATCCGGTGGCGACTTGACAAATGTTACCATCAAGGCATATTTCACAAACTTAGATCAAAAATGTAATAAATTTTTAAAAGAGTGTAAAAGATATGTCATGGATATGTTATACTTTTCTAATAAGTATAAAGAATTTAAAAGTCTTCCTTTGGATGATTTGACGAAAGTTAACATTAAGTTTAATAAATCGCAAATTATAAATGAGACTGAAATAGTTGAATTATTGGTATCAATGGGAATGAGATTATCTAGGGAAACAATGTTGAAGTTAACGCCCTGGGTTGATGATCCAGAGGAAGAAATGAAAAAACTCGATAAGGAAGCCGACACAGAGGCCCAATCAATGGACCCAGACCCCACTAAACAAGCTAATTTTAATAAAATTTTATAATAAATATTTAAGTGATAAAACACTATAAAATACATTAAGTGGAAACACTATAAAATTTAAGTCTAAGGACTATAAACGGAGGATTTATATGGAATGGCTAAAAAAATTGTTAGGGGAAGATAAATATAAAAAATTGGAAGAATCGGGAATGTTAGAAATTTTAAAAACTTCACTTGGTGAAATTGAATATATTCCTAATGACCCCAAACAAGTAATCCCCAAACATGTTTTTAATGAAAAAAATGACAGAGTCAAGCTATTAGAAGGCCAAATCACAGAATACGAAAAGCAAGTAAAGGGTATTTCCGGTATGGTGACAGATAAAACCATGCAGGAAGAATTAGCCAAGCAAGAAGCGAAATTTAAATTGGAAATAAAAAACCAAGAAACAATATTTAATAGCCAAATAGAAAAGAAAAACAAAGAATTTTTGTTAACTAACCTATTGGCTAAAGAAGGGGTAAAACATCCAGAATTGCTTCTTAAAGTTATTGATTTAGACAGTGTAATTTTAGCTGACAATACTATAGTAAATCATGAAAAGATACTTACCCCATTAAAAGAAGATTATAAGGTTTTATTTTCGCCGCCGCAAGTTACAGGACAAACGCCACCAAAGGGTGAAACTACACCACCGGCAAATAATAAAGATGAATTAATAAAACAATTCAACACTTATCAACAAAATGGCGATCCTCGTATGTTTGCGATTCAGAGGCAAATAAAGGCTTTAGATGAAACTGAAAAATAAGGAGTTGAATTTAAATGGCTTATACAGATTCCGAAGACCTGAATTATTTAGGAACATTATTCGCAACTGGAAATAGAAAAACGCCTTTTTTGAATGCAATAGGCGCTCCCATTGATGATATGGGTAATATAAATAGCGCGGCTGTTAAAGTCGTAACATCTTTTGAATTCCCTGTGGCCGTTCCTTTTGATACCGGTTCCGGCGCAGTCCCTAATATTGACGAAGCGGCCTCCGTAACTGGAATTGATGCCGTAACAATAACCAGGGGCCAAGACTTGCAAACTTGTCAAATATTTATGCAAAGAGCAGAGGTTAGTTATAAGAAACTTTCAACTTATGGAACTATGGCAATGGGAACCCCTCCAGAGGGCGCACACAATATTGATGGTGTTGCAATGGGTATGTCAACCAATATTCCCGGTAATCCTGTAATGAATGAAATGGATTTCCAAGTAATGGGAAGACTTAGAAAAATGGCAACTGATATCGACTATACTATTATTAATGGTGTATATCAGGGAGCCGCCTCTGTAAGTACAGCCGCAAAAATGAGGGGTATAAAATCCGCAATTACAACTAATGCAACTGCGGCCGGTTCTGTTTACATCTCTCAAACACTTATTAACGCTACACTCAAAAAAATGGTTGATGCTGGAGCCCCAATGACTAACTTAATGATGGTCTGTAATTCGTTCCAACGTCAAAAAGTTGGCGCATTATATGAATTTGTCCCTATGTCACGGACTGAGGGCGGTAGCCAAATTCAAAGAGTATATACAGATTTTTGTGAATTTGGTTTATTATATGACCCTAATTGCCCTGCTGGAGAAGTATACTTCACCGATATGGCACAATTAAGAATAGTAATTTGTCCTGTAACTGGGAAATACATTATAATTGAAGAAAAAAAGACGGCTGGAGCAAGCTTTAGCAAACAGATATATGCTCAAGTTTCACTGGATTACGGTCCAGAAGAATACCATGGCAAAATTACCGGATTATTGACTTCATAATAAAATTCTCAGTTTAAACTGATTTATATATATGGCTCAGAGTTTGAATTCTCTGAGCCAGTTTTGAAATAGGGAGTGATTAGATTGGCAAACCAAATTGATATTATTTTACAAATAGTAACTAATACTGAAAGAAAAGTTGATGAAATCTCAAGAAACATGGTTACAAAAGAGAATTGCAATGACAAACGCGCCAATTGTATATATTCTAAAAAATTTGAATGGTCCTTAAAAAAGATTACTATTTTGGTCGGATTGATAGGCGCTTTTTTTACCGGTCTTGTCAGTTTGGCGAAAATATTATAATATAGAATTGCAAAGGAACGAATGTAATTTAAAATTACTACTTTGTAGATTAGAATGTAATATAGTGAAAGATTCTTGAATCTAAATGTAAATGGTTCCATAAATTTTTAATAAATTGAAGGGAGCTTTTTTATATGGCTGAAACATCTTTAAAAAGTCAAATAGAACAATATTGTAAAAATCCACATCTTAGAAATTTATTTCTATTACTATATGAAACTTCATCCGGCCACGATCATGATGGGACTAATTCCAAGGCTGTAAGTGTTGGGACTGTTAGTGATAGTTCGGTAACTAATGCAAAATTGGCTACTGATGTAAAAATAGGAAGTTTAGCAACTTTAACCACAACTGCAAAAACATCGGTAGTTGCCGCAATTAATGAACTTGACGGCGAAATAGGGGTATTAAGTTCTTTAACAAGTAGAGTTACAACAAGTGTTGTTAATGCTATTAATAGCTTAGTTACTGATCGTGGCGATATAACCACCTTAACAACTACTGAAAAAAGTAATTTAGTTGGGGCAATTAATGAAGTTAATGCGGCCAACGCTTTAATGGTTACTTTAGCCGGGGCGCAAACATTAACCAATAAAATACTTAGCTCGCCAAAATTTTTAACACCTTTGCTCGATGATGGTGATGCCGGGGTTACTATTACAAGTGCTGATCAAACTCATGCAAGCCCAGTTGTAACAATCCCAGATATAGCCGATGCGGCAGATACATTTTGTATGATTGACACCGCGCAAACATTAACTTTAAAAACCTTAACAACTCCGATTATAGCTAGTTTATATCAAGATGCCGGTAAAACTAAATTGATGACTATCCCTAATGTTGCCAGTGATACCCTTGCCGTTTTGGCGGCTGAACAGACATTTACTAATAAAACGATTACAACGCCAGTTATAGCAAGTATTTATCAAGATGCCGGTAAAACAAAGTTGATGACATTGCCTGATGTTGCCAGTGATACATTGGCAGTTTTAGCCGGTGAGCAAACATTTACTAATAAAACTTTAACCACGCCAATAATTGCAAGTATATATCAGGATGCGGGAAAAACTAAATTAATGACTATTCCTGACACTGCAAATGATACATTATGCGCAATTGCCGCAACTCAAACATTAACAAACAAAACATTGACAGCACCGGCAATTACAAGCCCTAATTTAACTTTTTCGGCTTCAACTCATGATTTTTCTGGAGCTCATGCTGACTGGACATTGTCCGCCAGTGAATTAAAAAGTTTTATATTAACACCAACTAACGCCGACCAGGCAGTCAATATTATTGCCCCTTTGACTGATGGGAAAATGTATTGTGTTGTAAATGGTTCAGGCTTTAACGTAGTTATTGCAGGGTCGTCTGGTAGTTCTGTTACTATTGCTAATACTAAAACAGCTATAGTTAGATGTGACGGCGTAAATTATTATAGGGTTACGGCCGATGCTTAAGGGGGTGTTATAAATGTCAAATATAGTTAACCAAACTTTTGACCCAATTTATGTAAGCCCAGATAATCAGGCAACGACTGCCTCTTATGTTGATGTAACTGGAAGCAAAATAGATACTTTTTCAAAAACAAAAGTTTGTTATACTTGCAAAAATGCCCATGTGTCAAATAGTATTAATTGGAAGGTATTATGTTCAAATGATGATTCAAGTTATGTTGAAGCACAGGCGGAGGCAACTTTAGCCGCCGGGGCTATTGGAAGTTATACTAATACTTTGGCGACTTATAGATATTATAAAGTACAAGTATTAACAACTAGTAATCCTGATCATGGGACTGCTCAAGTAAGAGGATTTTCCAAAGCTTAAGGAGTTGATTAAATATGATTCAAATTGTAAATATGTCTGGTAAATTCATGAGAGAGTTAACCGCAAAATGGGAAGCTGCAAAACATAATGTCGGGCGTTTTTGTGTTGAAAAAATGCGGTATTATGTAGCGGTTGATACTGGTTATTTACAATCAAGGTGTGAATATGTAATCAATAGAAATGAACTTTGGCTACAAAACGATGCCCCTTATGCTTTGTTCCAAGAAAAGGGAACTTCTAAAATGGCCGCTCATCCTTTTATGTACCCAGCTGTTTATAACCATAAAACGGAAATTGAGCTGATCGTAGCTCAAACTCTGAAAATGTGAGGTAATTATTATGATGACTTTTGCAAAATTTAAAGAATATATCGGGGCAAAGATTGATGCGGCCACAACTATAAATGTCTATGGGACAAAGGCCGCTAAAGATGCGGTTTATCCATATTGTGTTTATAAATTAAAAAATATTGATAATCCAAGTCTTATCAAAGAAATTTGGGCCTGTGAAATAGATTACTGGGATAAAGTTGCAAATAATGAGGATGAAATTAGTAGTGATACAATTTTAACCGCAGTTGAAGCTGTGAAAGCCGTGTTTAATGGTGGTTGGCAAGTAGAAACAACCGGATTTTTTAAAAGTTATTTAGATTTTGCCGATGAAATACCTGATCCAGTTGACGGAATTTATAGATTTCAACAAAGATATATTATTGAATTAAGATAGAAAGGAGTTGTTTTTTATATGTCTAGTGGTGTAGTAACGCCAGTTGTTCCAGCCGCCGATGATATAGTTCTTGGCGAGGTTTCTTTATATGCTAATTATGAATTACCAAATCAATTAGAATTAGGCGCTTTACAAGGTGGAATTAAGTTGCAACTAGCAAGAAAAATCGAAGATATTAAATTTGATGGGGCCTATGGCGGACAATTAGATGCTAATGGCGTACCATTAAAGAGGTATAGAGAATTTTTAGTTAAGTTAAGTTTAGAATCTTTATGTTTAAAATATATGAACAATAAAAATATTTCAAAATGTAATTCGACTGATAGTTGGGAATCTGGAGATTGGAGCGGAACCGGTGGAACGTTTACCGCCGAATCTACAATAGTTCTGGCTGGTGATCAGTCTGCTAAGTTTTCCGGTAATACGGATGCTTATGGAATACATGAAGTTTTTTCTGCTTCTAAAGATTTAACAGCTTTTGACAATTCCGAAGTAAGCACAACCGCAGATTATATCTGTTTTGCGATTTATATAGCAACCGCCGAAATAGCAAAATTAGGCACGGGAATAAAAATATTGTTACATAATGATGCAGAACTAACAAAAACAAATTATAAACATTATACAGTTGCTAAAGCAAGCCTAGTAAATGGCTGGAATGTTTTTAAAATTGCTAAATCTTCATTTAGTACAGCAGGCTCCGGTTTATGGACTGGGGTAACCGGTGTTAGTTTTGAATTGTCTGGAAGTCCGACCGGAACACCGGTGTTTTATGTTGATTGTATTTCTTTGTTGCAAAATCAAAGTAAATCGACAATAGTTCCATTAAATGCCGCTTTTTTTAGTATGACGGATGAAGGAGATTATAGAAAAATAGTGGGTAATTTAACGGTTAGTGATAACAACTATTTTGAAAATATTGCTGTCGTAGGGAAAAAACATTCCGGCAAAAACTTTATCGTAATTTGTCGCCATGTAAGTAATGATGGGAAAATTGAAAGAGCTTTAAAAGAGAAAACCGAAGTCGTATCCGGGACCGAATTTTTAGGCCATTACACTTCATATTCTCCTTTAACCGTTCCCGTTACTATTAGAGATTATGATGTTTAATAGAAAGGAAGTGATTAAATGAGCAGTGGCGTTGTTACCCCACAAGTCCCGAATGCTAACGATATATTGTTGGGTGAAGGGACTGTATACGCTAATTATGGCGAAGTTGGCGAGGCTATAATTGGAGCCACTCAATCCGGCTCTAAATTTGTAATTGATACTAAAACAATTGATCCCAAAATTGATGGAGTTTATGGACCAGTTGAAGGCCTTAAAAGAATTGATCAAATGAGGCCCCATCTTATAGTTAATTTTTTAAAACTAACTTATGTCAGTTTAGCTTATGGTGTACCTTGTACAGTTACGGACATGGGGGATTATCATCAAATAGATTTTAATCTAAATATAGAAGCGGCCGACGTTTTAACCAATGTTGCTTTTATTGGCCAAAAACATGACGGCAAAGCTTGTAAAATAATTGTAAAAAATAGTTTGAATGTTGGAAATATTGACTTAAATTATAAAGAAAAAGGCGAAGTTACCAGCGAAATGGATTACGAAGGACTATATGCCCAAGCAACCCCAACGACTCCGCCTTTTGAAATTAGGGAATATGATGTTTAATGTTCGGTGAACATTAGAAAGGACTAAGATATGAGGAAAATAAATTTTAAAGAAATTTTGCTGGTTAGTAGAATTTTAAGGGAAATGGGAACCAAATCGTATGCAGAGTATGCGACAAGATTAGTTGAAAGAGTAAGAAAAGATAAAAATAAATCTAAAGAGGAACAAGACAAGTTAATAGGTACCGATGTAGGAATTTTTATTTTGGAAAACTTAGAAATTGCCAAAGATGCCCTTTTTGAATTATTCGCAAGTTATAACGAAATTTCTATTGAAGAAGCTCAGAAAATGGACTTTGATCAAGTAGTCGCGACGATACAAAATATGATAAGCGCCGGTTTACCTGATGCTATTATAAAATTATTAAAAAAGACTGGTATAAATTTTTTAGCGAAGTCGAATGTTTAGAAAATTTAATGTATGTTTATCATGATTATAAATATGTTGAACATATCTTAAATTCTGATGCTGATAAGGGCCTGCTATTATATATTAAATGTATTGATCGTATGAATGAAAAAATAATGATTGATGAAGACAATAAATTGTGGCAGGCTTTTATTCATTCAGGAAGCGAGGGCCAGACATTCGATGATTATAAAGCCTCGATTGGTTACAGAAATAATGAACCTGGTATAAAAAATAAAAATTCAATGTCTCGATATGAAAAAAATAAAGAAGAAACTAGGATTATAAAAAATTCTAGTGAACTAAGGAAAATAATTGAAGCCAAAGACAAAGAATTTGAATTAAATAAAATAGCTCAATTAAGTGAGGGGTGATAAATTTTGATTGCAACATTAACAGAAATCAAGGCCCTTTTAGGTATTACGGCAACTACATATGACACGCAAATAAAATCTTATATTCCAGTAGTGGAGGAGGCTATTTGTGGCCATTGTAGAAATGACTTTGTAGATTATAAGGCCAATGTTTACACTGGTATTAATGAAATAGTTGTTTATGCAAGCAAAGCGACTCTTTCATTTGTTAAATCCACAAATAGTATGAATGATTCTGATAGTGGGCTGGCTGGATTGAATTTTAAGGCTGGCGATTCAGTACGAGTTTATAATAGTATACATAACGACCAAATTTTTACTATTAAAACAGTGGCCGCCGGATCTATTGTTTTTGAAGATGTTGACACGGTTAATGATGAAGCGGCCGGGACGTCAATATTAGTTGTTCGCTTGGCTTGGCCTAAAGATTTAAAAGATGTAGTCGCTAATATGATTAAATTTAAACTTGACAAAAAGGTCAATATGGCTTTAAAGTCAGAGACTTTTAATGATTATAGTTACACAACCGCCGACCAAAAGGAATATATTAATGGTTATCCTAGAAGCATAATGGCTGGTTTAAAGAATTATAAGTGTATGATAAAAAAATCATTCCCTTTAGCCGCCTTATATGATAGATAGGGGGAATTTTAATGATAGAAGATTACTATATACCATGTGTTAGGAAAAGGCCCGGGGCTTCAACAAAAAATAGTAAATTTGAGTATCAAACAACTTATACAAATACCCCAATAAATGGTTATATTGGGAATAGAAACGGACTAGAGCAAGTTATAAGCGAAAAAACCGAAGTAAAAAGCCAGTATAATTTTTATTGTGATGATTTTGCCCTGCAGTATGGTGATTTAATTTATTACAATCTCAAAACCTATAAAGTTATAAGTGATCCCCAAAATACAATTAATGCAAATCATCATATAAAGGCAATAGTTGAGTGGATATCAAATATAAGTTAGGAGGTGAGAAAATTGAGTTTTCAAATATTTGATGTTTTTGGTGATATCAGATTTGAGGGAATGGACCAAGTAATGGGCCAATTATCCAATCTAGGGAGCGGATTATCTTCATTAGGTGGACAAATTACAAGTTTTGGCGGAAAGTTGATTGATGGTATTAGTAAACCCATAGTCGGACTTATCGAACAAGGCGTAACATATAATAGCACAATTGAAAATTTACAAAGTTCTTTTGCTGTAATGTTAGGAAGTGAAGAAAAAGCCGTTCAAATGACGGAAAAATTAAAAGAAGTAGGGAAAGAAACTCCTTTTGAAGTTGTTGGCCTAGCTGAAACAACAAAAACACTTTTAAATTATGGTTATACCCAGGATAATGTTATTCCCACAATGATGCGGCTTGGTGATGTTTCACTTGGTAACGAAGAAAGATTTAAAGGTTTAGCCCTTGTCATGGGTCAAATTAACGGTTTAGGTAAATTACAGGCCGGGGATTTTAATCAACTCATTAACCGTGGTTGGAACCCTTACAATGAAATAGCTAAAAGAACAGGCGAAACCATGGCGCAATTTAGGGAAAGAATGCGTGATGGAAAAGTATCATCAAAAGAAGTTGAACAGGCTTTAATTGATGCCACAAGCGCCGGCGGTATGTTTTACGGTGGTATGGAAAAAGGTAGTCAGACATTAAGCGGCAAGATATCAACTTTAAAAGATACCTTTAATGATTTTTTAGGCTCAGCCGTTAAACCAATAAGTGAATGGCTGGGAAATGTTTTAGTTCCTAAATTGACTCAACTTGGGGAATATCTGGGGGGATTATCGGAACATACAAAAATGATAATTTTAGTTGTTGCTGGCGTAGTTGCGGCTATTGGTCCATTAATTGCCGGTTTTGGCATTTTAATAACCGTAATTGGTACTGTTATTTCCGCCGCCGGAACTATCGGAGGAGTTTTAGCCGCCTTAAGTCCAGAAATAATTTTAATTGTTGGGGCTATTGGGGCGATTGTTGCTGTTATGGCCGGAGTAGGTGTTGCAATCGGTTATGTTTTAGAAAGAACTGGGGCTTTACAAGCAACTTGGTCATTATTAATGGGTATATTCGTTATAGCAAAACCAATAGTTATGGATTTGGTTAACCAGGGGATTGATTTATTAAAACAAGCCTTTCAATTTTTAAAAGGTGTGTTAGATGATGTTATTCCTGTAGTTAAGCCATTTTTATTAGATACAATATTAAAGGCAAGACCAATAGTAATGGATATTGTAAGAGCTTTAGGGGAATTTGGCAAAGCCCTTTTAGATAATTTTAGTAAAAAATTGGATGAAGCTAAGAAAACATGGGATGCCGTTTGGCCCGTTTTAAAACCAATTGTTATAGTTACATTTGATGTTATTAAAACAGTAGTGTTAACTACATTAGACGTGATAAAAAGCATTATAAAAACAGCGACCGCGCTAATTAAAGGTGATTGGTCGGCTGTTTGGAGCAATATCGGTGATATCTTTTCTAAAATATGGGCTGGTATCTTAGTAGTAGCTAAAAAACAAATAAGTTTCTTGACAGAAGTTGGCAAAGATATTGTTCAAGGTTTGATTAATGGTATAAAATCCATGGCCGGAAAGGCCGCAGAAGCTATGGGGAAAATTGTTCAGTCATTACCGGCAACCGTTAAAAAATTATTAGGAATTTCTTCACCTTCTAAGGTATTTGCTTCAATTGGTGAAAATATTATGTTGGGTTTATCGGATGGCTTAAGCAATACATTTCCTGATGTTACAAAAAAAATAAGCGAAATGAGTTTAAAATTAGGATCTCAATTCAAAGTTGATGTTAATGAAAGTAATAACCTGAAAAATGCTATTATTAGCGAAGATAAGCCTATTTCAAATAATATAAGCAATGTGACAAATATAAATATAAATATGGACATTAAAGATTTAGAAGATGTTTTGACTTTAGATAAATTTATAAAAATGATTCAGGTTGAAGCAGTTGCAAGGGGGGCGTATTAAATGGGTTGGTATTACAATGTAACAAATAATTCAACGCCACCGACACCAAATAATTATTCTTGGTATGGGTTAAATACATTAAATCAAGATACTGCATTAATATGGATAGGTGGAACTTATGCCGTTACTAAAATAAGAGTATTAGTCAATGCTAGGTCTTCTAATTGTTTGGCAAGATTAGCTATATGGTTAGAAAGTAATGGTTACGTAGTTGCCCAGACGGACACTTTTGCAATGACTGTGGGTACTGAGAGTATTGGCGGTCAGGCTTGGCAAGAAATATCCTTACCAAGTCCCGTGGTTGTTAACGCCGCTAATTATTATGTTGGTGTTTACCGTAATCCGTCAGGAGCGCATATATCGGGAACACATACAAGTTTAGACGGTTATTTAAAAACCAATACAAATGGATTTCCCTCTATTGTTGGTATGGCTGGGTATTCAACTGATGGCGACGAAAGTATTTTAGTAGGTGTATTTTTGATTTCCGCACCATTGACACCAAGTAATCTTGTGGCAACTAGAAATAGTGATACAAATATATCATTCACATTTACAAATCCTACAACCGCCGATAATCCTTATGATTCGGTAACAGTAAGAAGATGGGACAATGTTACAAATGGCTGGTATACAATAGCTACATTGGGAGGAAGTGCAACAAGTTACACGGACACTACAGTATCCGCAAACAAAACTTATCGTTATGCGGTTATTGGTTATAATACGCTTGGGTATAGTCCTGATTATGCTTATTCAGATTATGTAAACACCACTCCAAGTGCACCAAGTAACGTTGTGGCTATTAGTTCGGGAAGTAGCGTTGTGTTATCATGGGTGGATAACTCAACAAATGAGAACGGATTTAAAATACAATCGTCTGAATATTCTGGGGGAACGTGGCAAGCATGGCAAGATGAAACAACTGTAAGTGCTAATACAACAAGTTGGACCGATACCACACCGCCAAATATAGTTAAATATCAAGTTAGAGCTTACACAAATGTTTATGGTAGTTTAAATAGTTCATATGCTTCTAGCAATGAATTAACAATATTGCAAGCACCATCAGCACCAAGCAATTTAAGTCCAGATTCGACATATTTTGATGCAACTGCTGCCAAAGTTTTTACATGGCAACATAACCCATTAGATGGTTCAGCTCAAACTAAATATAGTATTCAATATAAAGTTGAAGGTGGAAGTTATCCAGGAACACCGCAAGTAAATCAAACGGTGTCAGGTACTTCAAGCCATAGTTTTGCCGGTGGGACGTTTACAAATGGAACTACATATAAATACCAAGTAAAAACCTGGGGAGCGTATTCAACCGGATCGGCTTGGAGTACAGAAAAAACTTTTTATTGTGAAGATATACCAGTTGGAACAATAACAAGTCCAACGACTGTAAGTGATTATGCAACAAGTTTATTAACTATGACATGGAGTTTTACAGGTAATTTACAAATAGAATTTTTAGCAAAATTATATGATTCAAATGATGTTTTGCTTGAAACCCAATCAATTGCTAGTGATGCCGAAACTGTTAATTTTACGACTTTATTGCTAAATACTTCAACATACACAGTAACACTACAAGTCAAGGATTCAACTGGATTATGGAGTGTTGAAACCAGTGTTGAATTTGATACATCTTTTGCAGTGCCACCAACACCAACATTTACATTAACGGCTAATGAATCTAATGGAACGGTTGTTATTGATATTGTAAATCCTTCGCCAGAGGGAGCAGAGGTGGAAGCTGTAAGTAATAATGTTTATCGGTCAACTGATGGGGCTAATTACTATTTGATTTTAGATGAAGTAGGCCTTAACACATCGGTAACAGATTATATACCAGTAATTGGCATAACGTGTTATTATATTGTCGAATCTGTTAGCGCAACGCCTACAGTAGCACAAGCAACCAACCAGATAGTTACATTAACATGTTTGGGTTTATATTTTCTAAATTCTGGCGAAAATTATTTAAATTACGTAATATTAAGCCAAAATGTAGAGTTATCCGATAAACCAGAACGGGAAACGGTATTACAAAAATTTGAAGGAAGAAATTACCCAGTTAAATATCAGTCAGAAACATTGGGCCAAGAAATAAATTTTAGTTGTGATATACTTGTTGCCGATCTAGAAGATGTTAAGGCAATTGTTCAAAGTTCGGATGATTTATTTTTTAGAGATCATAGTGGTCGATGGTTTGATTGTGCTATTATTTCAGCAAGTTTTACAAAGCAAGAAAATGGAAGGGTTTATAATTTTAAATGTAATATAATCCAAATAGAAAAGGAGTGATTTAAATGGCTGTTAGTGCGAAGCTATACGGTAATTTTGTAAAACATTTATTAGATAAGAAAATTGATTTTGATACTGATACTATCAAAATGGCGTTATGTACTTCAAGTTATTCAGTTGATCAGGATGCGCATGACTTCTTTGATGATATAACTAATGAGGTTAGTAATTCTGGGACTAATTACACATCGGGAGGTAATACAATTTCTAATTGTAGTATCACATATACAGGGGCGACAAATATTTGTAAAATTGACGGTGATGACGTTACTTTTTCAGCCGTTACATTAACGGCAAGGTATGCAATTATTTATGATTCAAGTCCAGGGACAGCCGGAACTAACCCATTAATTGCATATATAGATTTTGGAGCGGATGCAAGTCCTAACGGTGTCGATTTAATTATATCATTTAATTCTGATGGTATAGGCACATTTACGGTAGCATAGGGGTGATATAGATGCCCGATAAAACTTATGTAATAGCAACCGGGTCCGATGATGGTCATGTTACAAGTGCTGGCGGTTTTAATAATAGTGATACATGGGTTGAGGTAGGTGGTACTAGTACCACTTATTACCATGGCTTTTTAAGATTTGATAATGTTGATATACCACAAGGGGCAATTATAGACAGTGCTTATTTTGATTATATAGCATATAGCACTGAAACCGGGTATAGTAGAGTTCGTATATATGGTTGTAACGAGGATGATTCTGCTGCTGTTAGTTCATATAGTAATTTTAATAGTAAATCATTAACAACGGCTTATACTGATTGGAATATTGAATGTCCTTCTAGCAATGTTGATTTTATAGATGGGCCTTCAATAAAAGATATCATTCAGGAAATAATTAATCGTCCTGGTTGGGTTAGTGGAAATGCTATACAATTACTTATTAAATATCGTGTTGACGGTTTAGTTCATGAAAGTTTTCAGTACGAAGAAGACGGAGACACTGATTGGTTATATATAACATACCACGAAAATATTAATATTTCAGTACCAGTTATTAATACAACTTGTGAAGCTAAAACACCAACTGTAAGTTACAATAGAAAAGTAAATGTACCATTAATTAATATTACATGTGAGGCAAAAATCCCAACTGTAAGTTATGCAAGTAATATAACTGTTAATGTACCGGTAATTAATACAACTTGCGAAGCTAAAACGCCGATTGTAACTTACAATATAAAGATTAATGTTCCGGTTATTAATACAACTTGTGAAGCAAAAGTTCCAACTGTAAGTTATGGAATTAAAGTAAATGTTCCGTTAATCAATGTTGTTTGTGAAGCAAAAATTCCAACTGTTAATTATAATATTAAAATAGATGTACCATTAATGACCGTAACTTGTGAGGCTAAAACACCAACTGTAACACATAATATTAGGATAGATGTTCCCTTAATTAATGTTAATTGTGAAGCTAAAACACCGACTGTAACTATTGACCAAGATATAGTTATTAATGTTCCATTGATCAATATTCTATGTGAGGCGTTAATTCCAACCGTTAGAATTAGTAACATTCCTGTTTTTGTATTAAACAATGGAACATATTTTACAAGAAATAGACTTGAATCATTTGAATTTGAATTGTTGTCATTAAATAATGAAAGGTATGAAAACGCCGGATGGGTGACGGATTATGTTATAAAGAAAAATTCTAGCATTACTATGGATTTTACAAGAAATGTTATAGGGACGGCAAGTTTTAGCATTAGGAATAACACTGATATTAATTATTTATCAGATTTAATCCGACCTTGGTATGTATTAAATGATACATATAGATTCCCTTTAGGGACTTATATGCTATCAAGTCCACGTAAAAAATCTGATGGTAAGATGGTATCAAGACCAATTCAAGGATATGATTTATTACTTGCTTTAGAGCAAGACAAGATGATTACAAGCGTAACATATGAAGCCGGGGAAAATGTAATTGATATAATTGAGACTTTGTTATATATAGTTGGGGCTAACTTATGGGTTAATGCCGATATTACACCTTCTAGCGAAGTATTGGCCACAAATGTTAGTTATGAATTAGGCAGGAGTAAATTATTTATCATTAATTCTCTGCTTAATATGATAAACTATTATCCTTTGTGGGCCGACGGTAACGGGGTATTTAGGTCCATTCCCTGGACAAATGAGCCTAATAAAACATATGAGTTTATAGATGATAATTTAAGTATTTATACTCCAAATATTGATTTAACATTAGATTATACTGATATGTATAATAGGGTTGTTATTATTAACAATCAATTGGCACAAGATACAGAGCCGTTATACAAGGTATGGACTTTTGAAGATGAAAGTTTAGGAAGTCATCCTTTTAGTTATTCAAGTTTAGGGAGATATATAACGAAAATCTTCCAAAGTGATGCAGTTAGTCAAGATTATGTCGATTTGCGAGCAAGAAGGGAACTATTAAAAATGTTAGAAATAGAGGAAGCCGTAAATTATAACCATGCTTTTATTAGTTCCAGAGAAAACGATGGATTACCATGGCAGGGGGATTGTTACAGATTTAAAAACACAAAGTTAGATGTGGATAGTATTTATAAATTAGAAGCATTCACATATAAGTTAGAAACTGGAAGTTTGGTAAATAGTAGAATTAAGAGGATAAGGAGTACGTATTGATATGGATAATTATCTTAGTTTTATTTTAAATAAAAATCATGATAATAAATTTTTTACCGGTATTGTTTATGATTTAGATCCGCTCCAGGTTTTAATTTATCCAGCTGATGACCCTATCAATTGTAAAGCTACTAGTGGTCTATTGGGTTTAAGTGTAGGATCTAATGTCATCATGATGAAAATTGGCAATCAGTTTATTATCACCAATATAATTGGTAATCCTTTTAATGATAATATCATTTTAAATAGAAATAGCACTCAAACCGTGACAACCACTGATCAAACCAAAATTGAATTTAATAGTCAAAAAATATTAATTGGTAGTAGATTGAGTTATGATAGTACTAACAAGGGCGTTAAAATCGGTAAAGGTGTAAATTATGTTGATGTGAATACTGATTTATGGATTGAAAGAACTGTAGGAAGTTATTCAAGTATTCATATTTATAAAAATAGTACTCAATTAACATATGCAATTGCACCGGCAAAATTAACAGGTCAAGAAGGATGGTTTATTCAACATAGTCAAAGTAAGGTGGCAGTTGTAGAAAACGATTTGATTTATGTATATGTTAGATTTAGTGTAAGTCATGGGAGTGAAAATGTTATTGGCGGTGGTTATACTGACAGCTGTAATTTATTAGTTAAAGCAATAGGATAATATGTCATGTTGACATAAGAAAAAAATAAATATATTATAAAAATTAAAAAAGTGGGTGAAAATATGAAAAATCTAATTATTGCTTCAATTATTATTTTGTTGCTGGTAATATGGGCCTTGACACCAAAAGGAGGTGAATCCCGGCCAATGGATAACAAGAAGATCGAAACCAAGGAAGCTAAGAAAGCCATAAATTTTGACGGAAAATATAAAAATAAATATGGCGCAATCTGTGAAATTAAAGGCAATAGGGCTTTATTCTATGCCAGCAAAACAGATTTAAAAACCGGCTCATTTATTGAAGACAATTTTATTGAGTCTAATCTGGCCGGAGATGGGCAAGCTAAAACCCTTAAATTTCGTTATATTGATGATACTGGCGGATATACAATAGTTATTTCTGAACATGATTTAAAAATAACCTATGAAAACCCGGAGGAAAATGATTTGATTGCAAATCAATATAAAAAAATATAAAATACTTATAATCTGGTTTTATTTGTGTTTTAGTTTTCATTTTGTACAATTATCAATTGTTCCTTTTGAAATAATAAAGAAATCGGCCACCGTGAAGAATGGGGCCGATTTCTTTATTAAATTTATAGGTATTTATTTAAATAGTACTTTCTTTATATTTTAAACTAGTCCCGGAAGATTGAAAACAATCTAATTCATTTTTAATTTTTTTCCATTGGCTTTCTGTTAAGTCAAATATTTGTCTAATCTTACCAGTGGGAATTGTATCTCCATTTTTGAAATTTTCTTTTAAGTAAGTTGCAATTTCATCTTTTAAAATAGTTAAGTCCTTTTCTTTTAATAAGATTACATTCTTAACTTTTCCTAACTCTTGACTTAACTTTTTATTTTCTTGACTTAACTCCGACTTAACTTTTTCTAACTCTTGATTTAGTTCTTTTCCTAACTCAATCTTAACTGGTTCTAACTTAGGATTATCAATGATTTTGTTACTTGACTCAGTTAAGACATTTTTTTGTCCATCAATTATTTTAAATGTCTCTTGATTGTCACTTAAGTCAAAAGTTAAGTCTTTCAAATTATTGCTATAATCTCTAATTGTATCCATTCTTAACTTATGCAATTTATTAAATAACATCATGCGAAAAATTGAAATTAAGCCAGCCGATTCAATTCTTTTTATTTTATTTTCTTGATAATTTAGAAGCCTGAAATCACCGCCAATCGTAGTTGTTAATAATATAGATGCTTCTAAAGCGATTGATAAGGCCAAATTCCATAATGTTTTTTCATTAAAGAATTTATAATTATAATTTATGGAAATTGAAAACAATGTTAATTGCAAAATTTTAGCTACAAAATAATATCTGGGAAACTTTTGTTTAATGGTTGACTCTTTGATACATATCCCATAGACTACTAATTGACAAAAAATAATACCAATTACAAACCCTATCAAGCCAAGGGTTGTTTTATGGGTTTTTAAGCCGCCGACAATGGTCATAATTGTGGAAGCTAAGAAACCCATAAACCCAATTAAACCAAATATATAACCCCATAATTTAGTATTATTATCATATCTAATTTCATTCTTTAAATGGCTAATTGTTCTTTTAACTGAAATAAAATCATAATCAACTTTAATTTTTTTTATTTTTTCTCTCATTTTTTGAATATCCATTGTTTAGTTTCCTCCCTTTTCCAATAATAAATAATAATCATTGGTTATTTTTTCTAAATCTTCTTTGTTTATTGGATGGCCATACTTTTCGTCAAATACAAACACATATTCGCTTTCCTCTTTTGTTAAATGATTTATAAAGCAATCACTTAATTTACCGGAAAAAATTTCTAAAATATCGTCTTTTAATCCATTTAAATCTTTCAAACTCATATTATTATCAATCTTAATTACCAATTTATTCATTTGATTTTTCCTCCCTTAATAATTTATATTTGCGGTTCATTTCCACAATTTCACTTATCCAGCCAATAGACAATAATTCATTAAATCTCTCAGATATAAGATCCTTACCACAATAAAAATAATTTGAAATCAATCTGTTCCCCTCTTTTGTATATATCCCGTCTATGGCTTTATCTTTCATGTATATATACATCATTTCTAATTGACAATGCTTAGATAGCTTTTTAAAATTTTGGCGGTTATTTTCGTTAAATTCGGGGTCATTTTCTGGGGAAATAACATCACACTTTCCGCCGCCGCCACCTTGAAAGTATACTATAGTTGATTTTCCTTCTAAAAAATTCCTTAAATGAGTTTCTGAAAATTTGCTATTGTGTGGCGGCTTTATCGGGTAAAGGGGATTTATTAAGATCGGCTTTACCTCTGGTTGGTTTAGCGTAACCAATTTCCTTAATTGCTTCAAAAACTCTATTATGTTTATCATCTATATACACCCCCTTTAATTTGTAAATAATCCCTTTTTCATCTTTGAAACAAAAATAACCCTGCTCTTGATGCATTGCATAATCATAATAGTCTGGACTTTCTAACATATATTTTATTTCGGATGATTCAGCAAATTTATGTATTGCTCTCCCATCAATAGAAACTCTCCACGATTTATAATATTGGTCGTCGGTGGCCTTTTGAATTATGTCTAATATATGGAATCCAACCGACCTTGATTTAGTTAGAAAATATGTTCTAATATCTTTGTAATTCATTTCTTGAGTTTCGGTCCCAAAATCAATAGTGTATTCTTTTTTATAATTCATTTGGACCGGTGTGTTAATTTCATCACTAACAATTAGGAAATAAGGCAGTGGATTATCTGGGAACATTTTATTATACTGTCCAATGTCCCGACATTCTATCCCAGTATCAAAAGTAACATCTTCAAATATTTTTAACCTTCTTTTAAATTCAGCAATCAAGTTAATATAAAATTCCATTTGGGCCGATTCTGAGTCCTCCAGCATATGAATATTTTTAATGCCTCTATATTTATTCATGGCGGACCTTTTGAAATCGGTTATGAATATAACTAACTTATCGTAACTATAATATTCCATTCCATCAATCCACGTGTTAGCTGTGCAACTTTTACCGGTGTTAGTCATGCCGCCAACTATAGCGTGGGTTAATTTTGTCATGTCGGAAAATACTACTTTACCATTGGTCGGATTAATTCCAACTATAAAAGGTAAGATCATATCTTTTGGCGGTCTTACTGTCTCTATAACTTCATCTAGGTAATAGATTTTATTTTCTAATTTTTTGATTTTAAATTCATAGTTACCGCCATTAGTTGTAACTTCTAAACTACCCGGTTTAATTCCCAATTTATGAGTAACTTCGTTTAATTCTCTGTTTAAGAATTTTAGCTTAATTTTGGACTGATAAATATATATGTCCTGATATTTGTCAGTTGTTGCACTTACAAAATTTGGTAACCCCTTCATGTCTTTTAGTATCTGTTCTAACCGGTCCCGGCTTCCTATTTCCATCTTACTATATCTATCATCGAAACCCTTTTTATACTTAACATAATAAATATTTCTATTGAATATGTCGTTTTTTATCTTGGTAACGGTAGAATTTGTGATAATATTTAATTGGTTTTTATGTGTTTCTGTTAGTGGGATATTGGATTTTAATGTCAATACGCCCCTAACATTTTCTATTAAATTTACATCATTTTTAAAACTTTTTTCTAAATTATTTACAATCTTTGTAGTTTTTTTGAAATTCCAAATAATAAATCTTATTAAGTCTAATGGATAAGCTAATATTAAGGGTAAAAACAATGATTTAAGGGGGAAATTACGTTTTATTATTAGCAATCCAACCAGAACAAACAAAGCAATTAAAAACCCAATAACCCCTCTAAAATCTAGTTTAAAAAAATATTCATGAGTTAACCGCATCATTGAAAACAGTTTAACCCTTTTTTTTTGCTTTTCCATGGCCAATTTTAGCATTTGGGAAAACAAAATAAAAAATAAACTAAATAGTGGGTTTTGGCCGAAATATTCGAGGGCTATTCCGATAACGCAAAATGAAATTATTTCAAATTTTGTTATTGATATTTTATTATTCATTTCTGTTTACCTCCTTGATTTTTCCTCATACTTATATTATACTTATATCATAAGTATAAGTCAATACAGGCAAAAGTATAGAAAGGGTGTAATATTATGGAAGTAATCAAAAACTTGCAGAAACATGGTACAAGTAAATGCGTCGTGTTAGATTCATGGATTTTAAAATATTTGGGAATAATTAAGCAAATTAAATTAACTATAGAACCAACAAGAATAATTATTGAAAGGATTGATAAAAATGGCAATCAGGAAGTTTAAGAAAGAACTAAGTAAGACTACTAAAATTTTAGAGTTAGTAAGAGCTTTACAAAAAGAGGCCGAAGCATATCAAAATGATTTCGGCGGGGATGAAAGTGTTGACGATTTTTGTAATACTATTTGTTACTATTGTAGCGAGGTAAGGGATGTGATAAATGATGATTGATTACGAAAAGTTAGATTACTTAAAACACCATGTTGAAAACTATTTAGAACAAATAAAAGATATTCGTTTTAAATATAGCTTTGATTTAGAAACGGCTGTAAATGTCTTATTTGACCGGGAATATAAATATACTTTGGTCGAATTAAAAAGAAATGTAAAAAATTGTATTGATGAAATGATAAAAATATATAACGAGTTTGATAAATATACAAAAGGTTATAC